GTGTTTGACGCGGGGGTGGTCCTCCAAACGCCGGACCTGCCGGAGGACGACGACCTGGCCAACGCGCCGATCTGGAGGACCACCGCATGAGGACACGGAGAGCGGAAACGGATCTGACCTGGAACGGCGCGGCCGTCACCAGCAAAATGGTGGGCTACAAGGCCACCGTGACCTATACGGACGCGGCCAGCGGCGAGGCGGACAGCCTGGAGATAAGCATGAACGACCGGGACCGCCAATGGACCACGGCGTGGATGCCGAAAACCGGGGACACCCTGACGGCCGCCATTAAGGTGTACGACTGGGAGCGGGAGGGGGACAACCGGACCCTGGACTGCGGATTTTTCATCCTGGACAATTACAGTTTTTCGTGGTGGCCAATGACCGGGACCATTTCGGCCGTGTCGGTGCCGGCGGATAGTGCTTTCCGGGCGACGCAGCGGACCAAGACATGGGAAAAGGCCACCCTGCAGGCCATAGGAAACGAGATCGCGGCCAGGGCGGGCATTACCCTGACCTGGGACGTGGAGGGGGAACCCATTACCGTCGAAAGCGTGGAGCAATCCGAGCAAACGGACTGCGAGTTTTATATGAGCCTGTGCGAGGAATACGGCCTTTCCATGAAGGTGTACGCCCAAAAAATCGTGGTGTACGACCGGGAGCAGTACAAGGAGCGGGACGTGGCGGGCACAATCCGGGAAAGCGAGATCGAAAGCGGTTCCTGGAATACCACCCTTGACGGGACCTATACCGGCGGGGAATACACCTACACGGACCCGAACACCGAGGAGGAGATCAAGGTCACGGTGGGGACGGGAACCCGGATCCTGAAACAATCCGGCAAGGCCGACAACAAGGCCGACGCGGAGCGCAAGATCACGGCGGCGGTGGCCAACGCCAACCACGGCGCCACCACCCTGTCCCTGACCATCATGGGGCGGCCGGACCTGGTGGCCAGCCAGTGCGTCACCGTGGTGGGGATCGGCCGCCTCTCCGGCAAGTATTTTATCGACAGTATCACCCACACGGTGGGCGGAGGATACACCATGGACATGGAACTGTCCCTGGTGGAGGCCATGACCGAGGAAGTGATCAAGGACGCCACAGAGCGCCTGGCGGCGGTGGGCGTCATGGCCTCCCCGGAATACTGGGTGGCCCATTACAAGGACGTGGCCAACCTGGACGGCCTGATCCTGAACATGGCCACCAGGATCAAGACCAATCTAGGGGGAACGAGTATCACAACCGTGGAGGAGGCCCTGGACGTGCTGACCCGTACGGGCGTGATCAACTCCCCGGACTACTGGGCCAGTAAGTACACGGCCCTGGCGTGGCTGGACGTGCTGCTGATCAGCGCGGCAAACGCCAAAACGCTGGACAGCCTGCGAAGGAAGAAAGCAAGCTGCGTCCCCGGCGTTTTTGAAGTGACAAAGGTCATCGTCTTGGGCAAAGAGGATTTTGAGAAGCTCTCAGAGGACGTCTCCCCGGAATATCCTTTCCTCAAGGATAACCGGGAACTGATGAGCGCCGATCCGGGCGGGCTGTTCCGCTGTCTGATGGTTAGGACCAAAGGAGAACAGGAATATATGCTGATTGCACAGGGGCGAAACAGCCTGTACCTTGGTTATGGAAAGGACTGCCGCAAAGTAAACCTGCAGGATGTACCAATGGAACACCTTGTGCTGGAAGAACCAAAAGCCTATCAGGAACACGCTGTATTTTACCACCGTCCCCATGATCTATCCGATATCAACGGTCAAAATCTAAGACATCCTGCACCAGAGCGCCAGACTGAGTTTCGAGTAGAACAGGTGGTGGTTTTGGCTGATGAAGAATATCGTCAGTTTCAGGAAACCAGATTTTTGCAAGATCAGATTTTCCTGTTTGATTACCAAGACAAGATGTGGTTCGATCCCGGCAGTCTCTGCTGGCACTGTGTACTGGTGAAAGGAGAAAACAGCAGGGACGGAATCCTTGTAGAATCAGAAGGATACTGTTATACCCGATACGCAGCTTTCGCTCCGGACTGCGGCAAGCTTCGCCTGCAGGATATCCCTGTCCATTACGAATATCCGGCTAAAGCGCCGGAGCAGAAGAAAAGCCGCAAAAGGAAAGTACCGGAGCGTTAAAAAGGAGTCCCTATGAGAAAACGAAATCACATCATCCCTCTTCATTTAAACAAAAAGGAACTGGCGCATCTGGAAACACAGGTGAAACAAAGCGGTCTGCCCCGTGAGGAATTTCTGCGCACCCTCATCATGGGAGCCGAACTGCGTGCAAAACCCTGCGATCACCATGCGGACCTGCTTCACAAAGGGGCAG